CTGGAGAGTTGTAGTCCGAGTAAATAAAACATTGGAGAATTCAGATTGTCTGAACTGTAAATCCGGTAATTTACTGTTGGCTTTACATCGGGATATTGGCCTTCGATTACCCGTTCAAACTCATCCGGCATTACATCACCTAAACCAGATATAGAGACTGTTAATGTCTGGTCCAGATCACCCAGCATTCCGGATCTTTGAATAGATGCTGGCAAAAATTCATAATAGACCTGACCGGATCCCTCCTTATGTTGAACATAAACACCTCGGTCATCATTACGGACTATTCGGTATGTATTCATAAAAGAAGGATGAGAAAGCTCAATACACTCCAATTGATAGACATCAACTTTCCGATTGAAAAAGAATTTGGCATATTCGTTATCCATTAGACCTCCCAATCCTTAATCAAAGCGATATCGGCAGTAAGGTTAGGCTGGTTTTGAACAACTTCGAGCTGTGCATTTACCCGGTAAAGGTTGCCATTCACTTCATTGGTCTTGAACGAGTTCGGAATGAAGTTACACAGGTATTGCTGACGAGCTCCCTGATCAATCACCAGATCCGCATAAAATGAGGCTGGCTTGTTCTGGTATACCCGCCAGAACGCCATCATTTTATTGAAATCGGTTTTACTTAAATTCCAGTTCACATCAACAATGTGGCTATTACGTTTTACATCGATGTAATAGCGACCACGACCGCCGTCCATCTGCTGACGTTTCACATCATCACCCGGTGTTACGCCATAGCCGCTGGTCTGAGGATTTAGCTTTAACTTGTACATAACTTTCCTTCAGGTAATAAAAAAACCCGCTTTCGCGGGTTCTTTTATTAAAGTTAACTTGATTAATTTTTAGAAATTAATAGATATTACTTTTGAATATAAATACAAAAACATCACTTAAAATTAAATTTATTTATTAACAACCTAGCGCTTCTAATTGCTCTAAAACAATTATTGCTGCACTATCTGCTGTATCAAAATCAACTAGCTCATAATCAAAAACACAACATGCTCCAACCATTTGTTCTGGACGTAACCGCGGAACTTTACCTACATTTTCACGCTGTATCCGCATAAACTCTGGACTCAATTTTCCAATTAATTTATCAAGAATACTAGTTTGCCATTCAATGTCCTGCTCTGTTGTTTTCCAGGTATCTAAATCTAGGATTGGAAAACCGGATTGTTCAAATATACAATTAACAAAAACTGAACATGTAAGGCTATCACCTACCGTATTAGGGGTACTTAGAAAATCACCTCCTGAGATCCTAGATCCACCAAAATTTACGATTCCATAAGGAGCAGGAAAATAGAAAACTTCATTATTATTCAAATCTTTATTATGAGAAATTTGTTCAAGTTCATTAATTATATGTACAAGAGTTCTTTCTGGAATTTTTTCTAAATCAAACCAGTACATAGCATAACCGTCAGAGTCATTACGTCTTTGAAAAAAATAGGTTTCATGCCAGCCAAAATGAGCTAGTACTAATTTATTATCTTCAATAAATACAAAACCAGTATGATTTTGTTCTGATGTTACCTTTTTAATTATGACTCCAAGTTGTGAGTCTTTGGGTTTATAATTAATGTCTTTAATGAGTTGAAATTTTGCATTCATTATAAAAGCTTACTCACAACTAAAATTTATATATTTAAACCGCGATCTAAGCCATACATCTCACGTTTTGGGTTTAATCCCTCATTTATAACAACGTTCTGAGTATATAAATACATTTCTTTCCACAATGAAATTTGATTTTTATAAACATTTGTTGAGCGTAATAAAGCTATGAGAGACCATGAAGTTAAACTACTTTTATTTAACTCTTGAAAAAAATTATTTAAAAACTTAAGGTCTTCAACTTGTACAGCTTGATGCATTAATACTGTCATATATGCAGAAGCCTCTCTTCCTCTATTAGTTGCTTCTAATTTATATATTTCAAAATAATGTTTTTTATCCCACCAAAAACTATTTTTAGAATCTTTAAATATCTCAGGTGAAATAATATTATCTTTACTATCAAGTCTAAGATCATATGATTGAAAAGAACCAATGACACATAAGCATAAAAAAAACGCAAGAAAATCTGATTGATTATTTAGAAAGCTTTTAAAAAAAACACGCATTGATTCAGTATGATCAATGAAATTTTCAACGCTTTTATTTACGCGATTAGCAACTCCATTATAATTAGAAACTACAGTTGTACTACGATTTATAGAATTTAGTGTATTACTCGAAAAAGAAGGTAAACTTAATGAGCTTGAATAGGTATCAACTAACATAAGTACCTCCATTTCTTATTAATTTTTTTACTGAATCTTGTAATAATGGAATGAATTTTAAGAAATCTAATTCAGATCTATGAGAAGCATCTGTATTAACATCTATATTCATTAGAATATTTTTTTGCACTTTAGCCTTGGGAATTCCTATATTAGGATCAATCACCAATGACATTTTCTGACCATTAGAATACTGAACAACCTGATTAATTTTAATATTGTCAATAAAATATGATTTATTAGTTCTATAACTAATTTCTTCTAAATCCTCCTGCATGTTATTTAAATAAGAAACATTACTTCTTAACAAATCACAACCTATTTTTTCATTATCAACAGGTATACTAAGCTCAACAACATTACCAATACGAATAATCTTTTCATTGAGCTGATCAAAAAATACGCTAATTTTTTCGTAAAAAAAATCTACCTCTTTGATTATTTCATTGAAAGTATAAAAATTTTCATCTCTTTCAAATACTAATTGTAAATCAATTAAGCTTTGATCTTTTAAATAAACCAAATTAAATTGCTTATTACTATCAAGATTAGTAATTTCAACATATTGAATCAAACGTCCATTTTCTTCCGATTGGGTCATTTCATTAGAAATTTCAAGCCCAGTTATATTTTTCGACCATTCTTTTTTCTTAAAATTAATTTCTCCGTTAAAGAATAATACAGTACGGATACTATCAATTTGCCATTTAAATTCAGTCATGGTATGCCTAATATGATTTATATAGAATTAATCAAGGTTTGTTATACAAGTCTATTGAACAAATATATGCAATTATTACGGATGAATACACATATTTGAGGAGACTATAATCTTTATAGTTAACACTAGATTTAATTTTCCCAAGGCTATACACTCCAGAGACGAAAACACCTTCTTACTAATTAATAAGAAGGTCTCTTAGCGCGAATATTACGTTGAAATTACTACCGAAGTCAATATCGTAGTTCCGATAAGTAGTCAAGCCAGAAACTTTCATAATCTGTCTAATTCTATTACTTTAGAAAAACTACACGCCAAATAACGTCGTCTTGATAAACGTTTAAATATCTTAAATATATGAAACAAAGTGTATCGAAAGTCAGAAACACTTTGTACATATCGTTAGAAAGCAAGTCGAATACAGCGTATAGGTAGTGAAATGCCCCCCCGTTCGGCGGCCTCACATAGTTAACGGTTACGCCTTACAGTGGTATTCTCAGTCAAAGATCGACTAATAGTTGAGTTTGGATTACCAATTTGATCACTTACAAGCTTCGGTACCGTTCTTGGAAGCTGCTTATCCATTTCATCTTTAACAATGATCCGGACTGTTTGCTCGTCTAATTGTTCAGCTTCAACTGTTGCTCCACTCACCTGATTAATCACTTCAATTTTGAAATTGATTGTCGGTGAAGCAGGCTCTATTGAAGGCTTAATCTCAGCTTGAGGGCGAGCAGCTTGACCCATCGTGAAGTCCTGAACATCATCCAGATTTGAGCGATCCTGAACAAAACCATTTGATGAGAAGTAGACCTTGCCATCGTGGAATAGATCAGAACTGGCCGAAGAAGAAGTGATAGGTACGCTTCTATTACCCTTATAAATAATCTGAGTATCTTGAACCGGTTGATTAAAGATATCAGATTGCTTTTGGCTTTCTATAAAGGCATTAGAGCTCATCATTGCACGGCGCATGACACTATCAGCCGAGGCATTGTTATTGAGAAAAGCTTCAGGGTTTGTACTCTTACGCATTTTCTCAACTAAACCAACTCCCCCCCATCTTTTAATGTCTTCTTGGGACCATACAATCTCGCCTTTATGGACAATACCAGCAGGCTGATATTTCCCACCAGATCCGGTAAAACCACCATCTGAGAATCCAGCTATTGTTTGCCCAGCAATCAAACCAGCATTTGCATATCCCATAGCAAGCATGGCGGTTGAAGCCGCAATTTTTGCCCCAAAAAATGGGATCGTTGCATCAGCAGCTACTTGTGTAGCTGCCAAATGAGCAGAGATAATCGCAGAAGCAATAGCAAAGGATTGTTGAGCTATAAACATTGCCTTGAAAGAGCGTGAATTTTCACCACGCGCATCCTTAACAATTTGAGTTAAACCTCCCCATGTGCTTGAAGCAGATGAAATCATCTGACTGTATAATTGCAATTGACTGTCGTGATCTGCTTTTCTTGCATCAATCGCCTTCAGGTGGTACTCATTATCCATTTGCTGTCTTGCTTCTTTGAATACGCGCTCCGCCTCCAATCGTTCCTGATAACTAGCTTTTTCAGACTCCAAAACAGCTGCAAGATTATCTTTCAACTTTTGATAAGTTTGAGCGTAATCTTCATCCAATACTTGCATATTGGTTTGCTTGGGCTTGGTGTAGTTTGTCGATTTAAGAAACTGACTAGAGGTATCATACTGATCAATTGTTGGATTCCCCACACCATTACGAATAAAATCAGCCTGAAATGCACTCATCTTCCTTCTACGCTCTTCAAGATCAGTGATTTTTGATATTTCATCATACTCAAGAGCATAACGTTTTTTGATACGCTCCATTTCTCCCAGCATGAATTGCTCAGCCTGAAACAAACGTTGCTCTTGAGCAAGTTTTAGTAATCCTAACTCTTGCTGTTTTTGCAATTCCAGGCCACCTAAAGCAACCTTTCTTTGATCTTCAGAGAGTTTACCCTCAGCAACTAATCGCAAAGAATTGGTTTCATATGTGTACTCAAGCTTTTGCTTCTCAGTCCACTTATAACCATTCACTTCAAAATCAAATTGCTTCTGAGCTAACTTATCTTCAGCATCATAACGCTCATTAATTTTTGGGATTAAATTTGATTGACCTAAAATGGTTGCTTTGTTGATTTCCTCCTCACGTTTTTTGCTTCTAGCAACTGTTTCTGAATCATATGTTGCTTGGAGCTGCTTAATTTCCTCAAGAGTTTTTGCACGTGCCTTATATGCTTCATCTTCGAATTTCGAAAGATCACTAATTGCTTTTGACGCTACTTCGGGGTTATCTCCTAAAATTTTATTAAGCTGATTATAGTAAGAGTCTTGTTTGGCTAAATGCTGTGAAGCTTTAGCTTTGCCAAGCTTTTTCCCATCATAGTCCCAGCCAACAAAATTTTTGGCAACGACTCTCTCTAAACTTCGATAGTCTAAATCGTCATTAAGAAGAGCTGCTTTAGATTTACTATAACTTTTATCGGTCATCGCCTCTTGCACAGCATGTTTAGCCATTGCATCTAATGCATCTTGAGTTTGCTGGATTTTACCGTTTTTATCCAAGACTCCTTGCCCTTGTAAAGACTGCATTAATTTAGTTGAGCGACTTTTTTGCCATGATAAAAATCCTGTGTTGGTATAACCATTATTGGCATCTTTGTGACTACCAAACATTGCCTCATTTCTAAAATCAGTCTCTCGTCCAACTTGAGCTGTCATTACACGAGCTTGTTTATCGCCTAAGCCTGCATTACGGAAGGATTGGTAAACCCGAAGCATATTTCTCACTCGCTCATTATTCCCCGCAAGTAGAACAGCTTGTTTGGCAGACTCTTTGGTTTGTTTTTCAACCTCTTTTGTTTGCTTTCTGGTAGACTCAGAAATGCTTTCTTGTAAGTCCTTGACTTCTTTCTGCTTCTTATACCAAGCCTCAAAAATTGCATATTCCTGACCAGTTAAACTTCTAGTCATCGGAATTTTATTGGTGGTATAAAACTCTGATGCTGCACGCGCCTTATCAAGACCCTTTTCACCACCACCAAATGCAGCGGTGTTTTTTATAAGAAAATCATTTTTCAGATTATCTTTGTTGGCATTGTCTCGTAATTTATTTAACTTTTCTTGTGCAGCGACTTGGTTGTTTAATTCATTTGTTTCTCCTTGTTGAGCAGCAAGTACAGTTTGATGTTGCTTTAGATACTCATTACGCAAGTCATTCTGTTTCTTTAGCTCTGCATTAGCCTGATTCAACGCAATTTTAGACTGATCCGTTTTAGTAGCATGATCCTGTAACCCCTTGATATTTTCAGCAGGAATTTTGGCTGTACTATTGAACTTACTCACAGCATCAGTTGCTGAAATTTGATTTAAAGAATATGCCTGAATTACCTTATTCAACGATTTAACTTGTTCTTCGCTACCACCATTTAACCGAATGAATTCCACTTGTGCTCGTAATGAATCAAGCATTTGTGTTTTCATGTCAGTGAAATTTTGAGTAGCGACTTTTGTTAAGTTTGTTTGAATTGTTAATTGCTTAATTGATTCGGCCGTTACCTCAACATGTTGTCTAGAAGTAGCATTTAAGAGTTTTAGAGCAGTATTACCTTGCTCAATCTTATTTTTTGATTCTGCTACTGCACTAGAGAACTCAATGAGTTTATCAATTTGATTCTGACTAAAACGACCAGATGAAATCATCTTTTTTAAGAGATCACCTGCATCGCTTGCACCTGTAGCAATAGACTTAATGGCATTTTGATAATCTTCATAATCACTGCCAGATAATTTAAATAATTCCTTTTGGATATAAGCAAAACGTTTGATAGCTCCACTAGCATCATCAATTGCATCATTTTGCTGCTCAATCTCTTTGCGTAACCGCACACCCTCTGTTAATGCTTGCACAGTATTTAACTTTATGTACTTATCTGTTAAATCACTAACCGAGTCAGATTGTGTTGCAAGAGACTCTTTGACTTCATCCGAACTGCTGCTTAGTAAATAGAAAGATGCGGCTGTTGCTGCAATTGCTAAACCCATTGGGCTAAAAATCGCCATAAGCGCTGACTTTGCTAAAGCTAGACGGCTAGTAGCAACAGATTGCGCTGTTAAGGCTGCTGATAATCTAGATGAAGCTGCAGACTGTGCTGTTTCCGCAGCAGCAACCTCTAACGCAACTTGAGCTTGTAATCGTCCTAGCTGAGCCATTCGTGTGATGGTAGCCGTGCGACCTTGTTCAGTGATTTGGGCTTTTAAACGAACTTTTTCGAGTTCTATTTCTGCCATGATCTGAGCATGAGTAGCTTTGATGTTCGTTAGTGTCACCTGCGTACTTTGTGCTTCGGCAAGCGCAGATTCCACTTCAGCTTTTGCTGCTGCAATATTTGCATTACGTTCAGCAATTGTGGCAAACACTTGTTTGGTTGACGCAGCAATACTCGCTTGTACAGCAACCGTTTTTGTTAAAACGGCTTTTGTCATTAAGCCAATACCTATGGCAAATGCACTGTCTGCAATTAAATTCAAATTATTTGCTAGTAACTGAATCGATCCTGATAAAGCCTGTGCTGCTCCACTTCCTTTACCAGCCTCTCCTACAAATTTAGTAATTTCATTGTTTAGGAGTGTGAGAGACTGCCCGATTGTTATATCAGTTTTAGCAAAAAGAGCATCAACTTCATCTTGGACATTTTTAAGTGCTTTAACGATTTCCTGTGAAGTGATTTTTCCTTCAGCAGCTACTGAACGTAATTCACCTACAGTAATACCCATACCTTTAGCAATAGCTTTTGCTAAAGCTGGTGTTTGCTCCATTACAGAATTAAGCTCTTCACCACGTAATGTGCCGCTTGCTAACGCTTGTCCGAATTGAACTAAAGCTGCATCAGCAGCTTCTGCACTTGCACCACTAATTGCTACAGCTTTAGAAACTGTTTCAGTTAAACGTGCTGTGTCATCCATTGTGAGGTTTAAAGTTTTGGCATTATCACTAAAACGCTGGTAGACCTGTAGAACAGAATCCCATGCTGAATAGGTTTTTTGAGCAATTCGGAAAGTGTCTTCCGTAGCTTTATTTAGTTCAACTTGATTATTAGTGACCAACTTAAGGCGGTTTTGTAGTCCAGTATATGTATCCATCTTTGAAATGGCTGAACCTACTGTTAATAAACCAGCCATATACCCTGCTAGTGCACGAGTTGCTACAGACATCCGGTCCATAGATTTCGAGGCGAAATCCCCTTTTTTGGTGATGCTATCCAATTCAACTGATAAGTCTTGTGCAGTGCGTTTCGCACGTTCCGAATCAATAACAATTACTAAGCGAGCTTCTTGAGCCATTTGACTTTCCTCTAGGCAATAAAAAACCGCCATAAACGGCGGCAATAAATCGAGACTTAACTAGGCAATACTTTTTGACTTTTCCAAGATCCATGAAGTTATCTCAGCCCCTAGATCTCCATACATTAATAATTGATAAGCTGATTTTGGCGAATAACGCGTTTCTTTTTCACCAGCTATTCCTGTTTTTGAAAGTTCAATATTTTCCCAATCCTGTATAAGATGAGTTGCGATAATTTTGGCAAACTCTTGGGCTGATAGCATGGCACTCATTCTAAAAATACTTTTTTTGGTACAAAGCATTTTATAGGCCTCACCAAATTCAGGATCAGAAAAAGGCTTAATCCTGAAACATCCAAAAACTTGATCATTTTTCTTAAAAACAAACCATTTGGATTTATCCGTCATATTTGCTTCCAAAATTTCGGTAATAAAAAACCGACCATTGATAGGTCGGTTTTAGGCTTTAATCGCTGCAATGATTTCAGGTAATTTCCAGATTAGAATTGGTATGGAAAACAAAATTAAAAAGGCAATAATTGTCTGCCATAAGCCATACTTTTCAATAGACACTTTCATAAGCTCCACTATTGGTTTAAAATGCTCCATATAGATTTACTTTCCTCTTACTTTCGTCGGTGGGTGGAATGAAAAACCCCAGTAGTTAGCGCTACTGGGGTTTTGTTTTGGGTATTAAAAAACCCACTCAAATGAGTGGGTTCTGTTTAAAAATAATTACTAAGCTGGGCAGTTAAACCAGTTCGGTCGTGCTAGAAATCTTTGTCCATTAGACATGGCTATCACCGAACAGTCTGCATCGATCAACGGCTCATTTTGTAGGTTCCTGAAATCCAACAATCTAGCAATATCTCGTGCTGCTTCATTCGCTTTCACTACTAAGTGTGAGTAATACGCGAACTTCTTCACATCAAGCATTTTTACAGCCAGCAGAACTGGAACGATTTCATCATTTTCTATGATGACTGCTTCAGTAAGTTTGCGAACCAGCTCATAGGCGTCTTTATCAAATAAAGGATCTTGAGGTTTCTTTTCCTCTGGCTTTGCCCTTAAATCCATAACTTCTAAATAATGCTTAGCATCCTCAAAGTGAATAGCTCGTAATTCTCGGTAACTTGCTGAGTATTTAAAGTGGTTTTTTAAACGACTCCACATTTGCACAATCAAATTTTTATTACCTTTTGCTCTTGTATGAACAATGTTATAAAGAATGCCAGCTTGTTCTGGTGAGATAGTTTGTTTTCCATTAAGCAACCACTCCATCACAAGTGAATCGTAAGCTCGGATAACCATCAAGTGGAATTTGGGACTAATCCACATTGCATATGCGTAAACAATTTCCTTAACTACATATGTTCCTCTGTTGTCACCACCATTGACTACTTTTACAGCACTCCTCATATTTGAGGAGTGGTCATTATCTGAACTCTGCAAATTTGCAGAGTGGTCAATTTCATTTATTAACTCTTTAATTTGCTCAGTTCTTAAAAAGTTAGATGGCTGGTGTTTCTTTTCACCACCACTTGCTTTATGAAGGTCACCCAACATAAAACGGCCTTCTTCATCTTGGCGAATGGTAAAATCACCAATAACTAATGGCTTATTATTTGGATTTAAAAAGTTTTGTGTTAAATTAGACATGTTGTCTTTCCTGTAGATTGCGACTTCAATCAAGCCCTGTCCGCCAAGATCACGGGCTTTTTTGTTGTCTATTGATTTCATGCTTTCGCACCTTCAATTTCTTTACGCATATTCTTAATCGCTTGATTAATTACATAATTAACCGGTCTTTCATTTTCCTCTGCTACTTTCTTTAACCATTCATGAAGCTCGTGTTCAATTCGCAAGTTAAACTGCATCTTGCGTTGTGGTTTCGATAACACTCCCATTTTATACTCCTATCAATCGGGTATGATTAAATATAGAATTAATCGGGTAGTATTGTCAATACCCGAATAATAGAATTAATATCTATGTTAAATTTGCGGTATATGGTTTATTTCCATGAGTAAAAATGGTGGTCATCTCACAGTCCAGTACAATCTACGCTGGTCAGAAGAACTGAGAGACAAAATCGCTGACGAAGCTAAGAAAAATACTCGTTCGATGAATCAAGAGATTATTGCTCGTTTAGAACACAGTTTTCGGTCTGAGTCAGCATCAAAACCATTCCTTTCTTTTGATAAAGATACCTCACATCTGGTTATTGGAGATGCTGAGGAGCGTAAACGCCTAGCCCAAATAGCTGCTAAAGCTGTTTTTGATGCTTTAGGACAAAGCCTAGATCAAGATGATGATGAAAAAAAAGCACCCTAGGGTGCTTTTTTAATTACGATAGCAACCAAATCAACCCGATCAACAATGCTACACCCACCATTAATCCTATTATCCATTCAGATGCTGGATAGCCAAGAATCAAATTATTATCATTTTGCGGTTCAATAACTTTCGTTGGGTATTTGGGTTCAGGGTAGCTTGGTTTGACTGCCTTAACCGGCTTATTGCTCAGTGGTGGTGGAATACCTATATGCTCTTTACTGCGAGCGGTAGATCTTTGCTTCAAAAAGTTATCATTTACCTTTTTAATTTCCTGTTCACTCAAATTCCTCTCTTTTGGAGCCACCTCATCATCATTGGGAGATAAAGGGAAGTAAATTTCAACTAAATCTCGAACAGAAATATAGTCACTGTTGGGTAGAGCCTTAAGTAACGATAAAAATTTTTTAAACGGCTGTTTTTTATAGGCTCGATTGTAATAAGCCTCTAATTTTTTCTCTAATGTAATAATTGGTCGATTAGCTGTATAAGCCGCCTTATAAGTGTAAGATATACTGCTTAAAGCATTCTTATGCTTGCCCTCTAGTCTTAAGACATTTGCCATATCTTCATGTGGTGAGGAGTCTATAACCAGTGTTTCTGTTTTAGAAAAACCCATCCTACTAGCATGCTTTAAATAGTAATCTTTTTGATGGTTTAAATGTTTCCATGCATCGTCAAAACGCCTTTCTTTAATAGCAATCTGTGCGAGTTTCTTGCTATTAGCGGCATGCCCCAGATAGTCATCCAATATCATATCTATTCAGCCAATCACATTTAATATTCTGTTTAGTCAAGTTAATTCTCTCGAACAACTATTACTTTGTGTTTAGCTTATCTTTGCATGCTGGTGAAGCGAATTTAAGCCCATTGTCCCTTATCATTTTATATCCTCCTCCAAGCGCATAATTAAGCTCAAGAGATGTTGGAGTGAAATTACTTATTTTCCAGTAAGTCCCATCCTGAGAATAGAGTCTATCATTTAATAATTTTACAGACATTACCCTAGCTGTACCTAGGTGGTCTTGGCAAATTACACCCGTCCCATCACTTTCTAGTATTAAAGTCCCAACCAACCGATCAAATTGACCAGTCCAATAACCTGAATTACTAACAGGTGTTGGATGAATATCAAAAAAATTAGCTGTTGTCGCACAACCGGCCATCCCAAAAACCAAACTTAATAAAACAATCTTTTTCATATATAAACCTATCAAATATCAAAATTTAAAAATCAGCTAATAATCCAAATAAAAATTATTAAAGCTATAAATAGAATAACTCCACAGATTATCCATTCAGATTTAGGGTAACCCCATACATTATCTGGATTATTAAAATCAGGTTCTCTTCTAGGTGTTGTTTTCTTAGTATAACTAGAGAACTTAGAATAAGATAAGCCAGTACCTGGAATACCTACTGTTGTGCGAGTACCCTTCTTACTTACATTTACACGTGCACCTTTCCCACCCACAGAAACACTTGATAGCCCTTTTTTACTAACATTGACACGGATTCCAGGAGCAATTTTTATACTTTTTCTAAAATTCAATCCCATCACATCACCTATCTAGAGCAGATCTTTTTAGAAGCACTGATGGAACCATCATTACAAACAAACTTACTACCATCGCAATGACTTACCCCACCTTTCTTACCAGAGCACGGTTGTCTGCCTCTACCTGCTTCCGCAACACTTAATGAGCTTAAAACTAATAAAAGACTTAAAATGACTTGTTTCATGGTTTTTTACCGTTTGTTATAAAGTGTACTAACTTTAACAAACTGGTTACTAAATGTCACATAAAGCAAAACCACCCGAAGGTGGTTTCTATCAAATAAAACTAACTAAGCTATTTCACAATTGGTTTGATGCCATGAATGGTTATTTCCATATGAAAAACTAATTTCACTTGGTACTAAAGTTCGTTCCTGATGATTTAATGACTCAATCATACTTCTTAGTTTGCCATCACCTTGAACATGCTCTTTATATAATGCACGAAGTAATAGCTCAGTAGGTTTACCAATTAAACCGCGATCAGCTTCCCAATGTCTAATACTAGTCTCACTGACTCCTAAAAGCCCAGCAAGATTCTTCTGTGACAAGTTTAGTTCTTTACGTAAAAAACGAATTTCCTCACCATTCAAGTCAGGCTTTTGCGTAATTAAGAACAACCCAATGGCATTATGAAGCTCATGAACAGATTCAATAGATACGAGTTCACCATAGTCTTCATCATTTTCAATTGTAAATCCATTGCGCAGCCAAATATTGCTCAGACCGCATTCTTCATAGTGATACATAATTTAGCCTACTCTCTAAATGTAGTGACTACTACTGAGAATTCACCGTTCTCGCTCTGCTTGATTGCAACAGCTGTTGTTATGTATTCGCCTGCAGTGCGAACAGAAACATTTAACTGGCAATCACCACGAGTATTTGGGTACGGCCCCTCAGTAATATCTCCATGCTCAAAACAGCAAATAATTTGCTTCATAGAGATACAGCGTTCTTTCATTCTTTCTTTTGCATGTGCAGTTAACTTGATTTTGCTAGTATCTCTAGCAAATGCTCTAAGTTTTTGTTTAGCTTCAGTTAATGTTAAACACATACAAGCAAACACCAAGGTTCTTGGAAAGAGTAAAAGAATGCTGAACCGTCAAATATTGACGGTAAGGTGATTATTCATCATTTGATAATCACGCGCAACACCTTAAAGGTAATTTTCTGTCAATCCAGATCAAGTATTTTGTAACATCGACTGCGTTATTTTGAGTCGCGTTTAAGAGCAACTGCTTAATTGTTTGACGTTTTGACCAAATTAGGCTTTTCAGTCCCTGGCAATACCTAATTTGGTCACTTACCTTTGCTTTTGGTTGATATCTTCTTATGGCACTCCTCCAAAAACAAATTATCCAACGCAAAAATACAGTCATTAAAAATATGAGCAGCCACTGGCAAATCATTATGCTCAGCATAGACATTGATAGCCTGCTGATCTAAAGATAACGGTATGCTTTGCTCATAACGTCTGGATCGACATATAGTGCTAAATGCCGAAAGAATTGAATCAGCCGCATACGAATATTCTGGCGGATCCGGAATACGGCCGCCTAAGAACTTGATTTGCTCGATTTCGTGCGGCGTTTTCGACGCATACGTTTTTTGGTATTTGTAGAGCTCCATGACTTTCCCAGAATTAAAGCCTTGTCCTTGTCTGCGTCTTCCTGAATCTTCTGGGCCTGTTCTTTAATGAATAGCCAGATTGAAATACCAATATCACCAAGATTAAGAAGCTTTGAGGCATTCTCAGGTGTATATGGCTTTTCGGTCTCAACAGTTTTACCGTCTACGATTTCGGCAAATACCACACCTTTCCAGTCTTCTATTAAGTGGGCCGCGCATGCATCCATTAAAAGCTCGTGGTAAAGCTTGGCATTTTCATCTTTTACCATTACATCGTAGCCTTTAGACGAGATCTGGTTTCCTGCTCGTTCAATAGCTACCTGAAAGGGCTTATATGCGATACCACGGACTTTGAACTCAGCCTGTACCTGTCCATCAGAATCCTTATATTCACACCATTTTGATACGTCTGAGCTTTTAATAATTCCGACTTTTAAAGCCATAACAACCTCTGATTTTTAGAAATAAAAAAGCCCATGGGATTCCATAGGCTTTGTTACTGAATAAGCTGATTACACGAGAGCACGTACAATCGTTGGTGCTGTACGGACTTGGGCAAAGTTGATATCTAAAGTAATGATGTCGTCACCCCCGCCATCTGGGTGATTGGCTTCCATCACTTCTAATTGAGGGAAGTTAAACGAGTATTTACTGCCTTTGCTGTCTTTAATATCAAAGGTCAGCGTAAACACATCTCGGGTTTTAATGGCATCAATCCACCCTGCCGCAGTTGCCGAGAACATGAAGGAAGCATTTGCTTCGATATCCATCATCTTTTCAATGTAGAACTCTGGTGTGTACTTGCCTGAGCCGATACAACGGATTGCTTCAAGATTGTTATTAATTGAAAGCGTAAGAGACTGCAAACACGCTTTACCTTGAATCGTCTGTCCATTTACCAGTAAGTTTTCCACGTTTGGCATGCTGACCAGTGGACGGGTTGTTGCAGCTATAGGATTAGTGACAGGATTGACTTGCTGACGTGTAAATGAGCTACCTACCAGTCCAAAATTACCAGTGATTTTCCCAGTTGTTTGAATGGTGATTTCACCGGTATTCACCTGTACACCACGGTAAATAAATACCTGACCGATATCTTCAAATACTTTGACCAGTGTTAAAGATTTACGTACGGTACCGCCAAAGCTTAAAGCATTTGCTGCCCAGTTATTAAAGGCTAAAGCACTTAAGAATAAGTCAAATGTTCCAAGAGATAGTTCAAACTCTAACTGGCCTGTTACCTCTGCTTCAGTAACCACACCACCTTGTCGAAAACGTGAATCTACTACTTCACTGCTTTCTTCAGTTGAGACGTTTTCAGATAAACCATCACTGACACGGCGAACCGTGTACCAGATCGGGTTTGCCGGAGTTGTTCCCAGCACCGCTTCTTCACAAGCATATAATCGAATTTTTGCGCCTGAACTCATTTATAGTTCTCCAAAATTTAGGCATAAAAAACCCGCTTCATCAGCGGGCAGTTATAAAAGATGGGCGTAAAAAAACCCGCTAAATTTGCGGGTTTTTAATGTGTTGCATCTGTGTCGGAGATCACTGGCGGTTCCACACCATTCAAGGCTGCAGCTACTGCCTGAGATAAGTTAGTAGGCTGGAACTCCAATGGTGTTTCACTCAACGGTTCTTCAGGCTCTGGTTCGGGTTCTTCATGCAATCGAATATCAATCCAGCGAGTTTCTGGAATATCTACAGGATTATCGAAATCAGGAATAATTGAGGCTGTTTCGATATCAAATTTTTTCTTGTAGGTTTTTACTGCAATATCCCCATCTTCATGCTGCTCATAAGACACAGCAACAAGAACATTACCGTTTGCATCTTTAGGCATTTCAATGTACCAGCCCTCTTTAGCAAATCCCAGAGAACCTTTAATCAGGTAGTCACCTGTACCTAACTTTTCAAAGTTAATCGGCTGTTTTGAGGCATCTTCATTGAGTTCAAGTGAATCAGCAAATAGTCTTGCAATCGGTGAAGCTGCCTTGTAAACCCCGTTCGAATCAACAGTGAACCCCTTGGAGCGAAGTTCGCCAGAAGTCTCAACAGTAACCAATTTGCCGCTGGTCGCGCTGTTATTGGTCGTATAAACGATATTGTTCTTGCTCGTATAAACGATTTGCTCTGCTTTACTTAAGGTGTCAGTGGATGGCACATAATTCCATGCAATTACAGCCATACAATTGGCGCGTGTTGAGGTGTAATATGGTAAAAATAACTCCGTACCTGTAAATTCTCCACGAGTAACCACGATAGAAGGTGCATAAGCAGCTATATAGGGATTTGTATAAATACTAGTGGGTGCATTCTTAAAACGAGTCTTTTGTCCCCCTGCTTTATAACCAGCATCAATATCATTTCCGGCTTCTGAAGTTGGAGATCCACCATAACCTAAGTTAGATAAACCATAAGAACCATAAGCTGCTACATTACCGCTTTCTACTCCAACACCTCTTGTTGCCGCTGCACCTAAGCCCGTAACTTGAGTCCAGTCTGGAGTGAGGTTTGGAATGCCCGAAGCAAAAGGCAGCATAAATTGCCGCTTACCTTGAGATGAGTTATAAACAAAAGGTCGGTGGTCCCAACTAAATCTAAATAAAAGATTTGCCATTATGCAGTCACCCCGTCAATTACCTGAAAAGTCAAAGTTTCTGTATGCTGAGTAGTACCGCTCACCACAGCTTTGATATCCATCTGACACAGACCCAAAGGCCACGCTGCAGTACTTGCCTCTGATTTCACATTCAGCCACCCCTTTTGAGTACTCTGATTTAATACTGCACAAGTCAAGGTTGCTACAGCGGTTCCATCCAAAGTTTTAACTTGAGAAGTAAAGGTATATCCCGTTAAATCAATCGCTCGACGCACATCATTGGCTGGATATTGCAGCGCGTCATCCATATCAACGAGCTGCAAATTTAAGTTGAATGTGTCACCACGCTTAAAAACAAAATTGCTCATAAGTGATTCCTATAGACATAAAAAAACCACCGATGAGGTGGTAGTGAATAAGGCATAAAAAAACCGCTTCTTAGCGGTCATTTAATTAAAGTAATTTAAGGTTTGTAATCTAAATCAACACTTACTCCAGTAACTACATTATGTTTAGTTCCACCAAGACTATTCACATTGGCCAAACGTATATTCACATCGGAAACACATAGCTTGTTTTCGCTTTGCCACTTCTTCAGTTCAACAGACATAACATCTTCAAGATGTCTTTCCAGTTCTTGCCGTTTAATTTCGATTTCTTCTAAAGTCAGCATACATGACATATCAATTCACCTTAAACCCAATGCTCACATTATACTGAATGAAGTCAGCATCTTGCCCGACAAAAATTGATTGTCCTTCTAAACATTCTAGATGATCGATTGAGTAATATTCAAAATGGGCAAGCCAAGCATCACACAGTTTTGTGATTTCCATTATTCCTGAATTGGGACGTGAAAAGCATTGAATCATGATATTACCGGTACGGCGTGTACAAGGACTATCAGCAATGCCTGAAATAAAGCTCGGCCCACCTGCAATCGTTAAACGGCACCATAAACCTTCTTTAGGCACCGTAAAGCCTGGTGCATTTGGATACTGAATCCGTTCCTGAGCAATACCCGTAAAGCTTTGCATGCGATCAATAATAGCTTGCCTTGTCTGCTCTAAAGTCATTGCCATTTTAGCCACCGTACTTTTGAGAAATAAAGTTAAACGTGAGGCCATAAATACCTTGTGGCGCTTGATCAGACCAGCCGTTTTCTAAGCGTTCAGCATATGGCTTATTGTTTTGTATGTAGACCAAATTACCCAGCTTAAACTTAACGGCTTGAAGAGCTGCATCCTGCACCGCATTAGTTTCAGGTCCACGTACACCATAGTCACCAGATCCAATTGAGACGATATGAGAAGCACGATAAGCGCCAGTATCAACAGGACTTGAAACAACTAAAGATTGAACAGCATCCATTGTAATTTTCTTTACCTTTTCCTCTGCCGTTTTAGCCACATCAAAACTAAAATCAGTTGGCTTTTTCCCCTTCCATCCCATAAATTTCCCCATAAAAAAACCGCCAAAATGGCGGTTATATCTCAATCAGGTTTCACTTCAGCCAATAGCTTCCCTAGCTTTTCAGCAAGATCATTCATATCTGGAACGTTACCACTCTTCAGATCACTCATAAATTCATTGATAGCATTTAGTAAAGCAAATTGAAGAAAACGTGTAGTATTAACTACAAAATAATCGGGTGAGTTAAATTCTGTATTCACGTCATTTAGATGATTTAAATTATCCACAAACCATAGTTGCCGAGAAACTTTCTTATTAACTATATCTCGTGAAATAGAAGAATGATTATGAAGCATACCATTTCGTGATGCCCAAATTTCTTCTGCAGTTATTTCTGGATAATGTTTAATAAAATACTTATTCAACCAATTTTTAAAATAAATATTTACTTGGGTTTCTGAAACACTAATTAACCATGCTAATTGATCAATGAGAATATATGTACAATATTTAGCTTGAGAGAAACATCTATTTTTATATAAAAGCTTTATTCCATTTAAAGATTCTTGGATATGACTTTCTAGATTATCTAAATTAGGTTGTTTTGACATATTTACTCTACGTTATTAGAAATTTACAAATATAAAATACCAAATAACTATAAAAAATGAATCAAACTTTTCTCAACTGGCATTTCCAAATAGTTGAGGCAGGGTCTTGCTGTATATGAATAACTCGAAATGAGCCTAAGGCTGTTAGCCATTCATCTTCAATTTTAGGTGTCATGGACACTTCATTTTGAAGCACGGTAGCCTTCTTATCTGTGGCCAGTACTCCAAGCGTCTGAATCTCATATTGACTGTATGAGCCAAACAGAACGCCACGACCAGAATAGTTTTCTTTAACTTCGACATACGTTTCAGTTTTAGGATCCCAATCTTTTCTTGAGATCCGCTCACAAGTAAATGAATGAACGGCGTCCGCTAAATCATCATTAAATGCTTCAGCAATATCTGCCTGAATTTCGTCACGTAAGCCCATTAGATTTTCCTGACAAAAAATACAGCTTTTCGTTTGCTGTAAGGCTTAATCAAATCAAGAATGAATTGCTCAATCGCACTAAGCTTTACTGATCCGTCCTGATATTCTTTTTCAGTTTCAACCGTATCAGCCTTTACTTTCTTACGCTTTAATGCCTGTTCCTGTCCTTGATATAGATCACCTTTAATAATGCCCTTGATGATTTGATATGAGGCTGTTTTTAGAGGTTCAGGAACCAGAGTGGCATCTTCGTAAGGCTTAACATTACGTGCTAACAGATATGCCTCGGCCATTTGGAGGTATTGAGCCTTATCACTGGCAGATAAAGCATCAAAGCCTTCAACATGTTCTATCGCTTCTTGTTCAGTGATAAAGCCCATGGATTATTCCTTTGGAATTAATGCTAAAAGTTCATCTTTTTTAGCGCCTGCTTCAAATGCAATGCCTTTTTCAGTCAAGACCGCACGCAACTCATCAACTTTTAGACCTGCATAGTTAATTGGTTGCACCTGGTCATCACCTGCGTTTTGGTTGTCTTGAGCTTGCTGGTTGTCACCTTCAGGGTTTTGTTTACCTGCCCCCAATTCAAGCTCAGCAATACGTGCTTTCATGGCTTCTGGATCATTTTGAAAGGCAATGAATTCACCTTTCAACGTTGCCAGTTGTTCTTCGAGTTCAGCAATTTTTGTTTCTGTCATTTGTTGTCTTTCCCGTGCACGGTTAAATGATGAAAGTCCCATATGTGGATCTCCAAAAAGATAAGGCGGTGTTACCCGCCTTTTTGTTATTTGATCTTGTGCTTGAATGCCACAATACGGATCTGTTTAGGATCGTAAACACGTTCCCAGTTTGAAGGTGTTGCTAGACCAGCGTTATTAGGAGCTATACCTGTATCGCCTGCCCACTTAATGCCACGAGGGTGCAATACAAAGTGACGGCGGTTAATAAGAATGTCAGTACCAGCAAGGCTATCACGGTCTGTTTCTACACCAACCGGTGCCCCAATATCTTGGAAACCAATTGCACCTTGACCAAACAGGAATGAAGTAAAGACATCACCTTCCACTGGCATACCGTCATCGACAATCACACGGCGATCCATAAAGGTTTTATAGAGCACTACACCATCAGCATCACGTACGGTTTCGATCAAACCTTGTTTAGCTAATGCAGCCATGGTTGCCGAATGCATTGCAATAGCCGTTAATTTATCTACGGCATCACCCAACTTATAAGAAGCATCAACAAAAGATACGCCATCAATTACAGCGGCAGCTCCAGTTCCAGCAGAAATATCGTGAGTATTACCTGCCATGCTGGCTGCACCGAACACACCTTTAAGGGTATTTACGGTAAAACCTTGAAACTCACGCGACCAGTAATCTGCGACCAGATCACCAACCGCACCAAGTGGATCGTCACCAGATAATGCTTTAGCCAAATCATTAGCGCCCCACGCCTTACCACGTGCATGAAGAATCGCAATATCTTTGCCTGATGTGATGTTATTTACAGATAAAGGGGTTGAATCTGAAAGTACTTCTGACTCCCCACTTAAATCATTCCAGAATGGGATATTTACAGTAGTACCACCCTCTGTTCCGAAAGCCACATCTACATCCAAATCCCCAACAATGCCAGACTGCCATAATGCAGACTTTTCGGCAGTTTTATTTAATACGTACGGAGTGAATAACTCGGGTACGATTACATCAGCAATTTTTGTGTCGCCCATTAGGCTTTACTCCTTAAAGTTTAATACCGTGTTTTGCCGCTAGCTCTTTAGCTAGTTGCGGATTTTCATTTCGTAATTGCGCCAATTTGGTCATATTTACCGAGCCATCCGATTTGAGAATGTCTGGCTGACCTTTTGAATTGTTGCTACCAGTTGCGCCCATGCCATTAGGCTTAGGCCAGTAATACGGTTTTTGCTCGCGTAGAGACTCAACCCACTCTTTTGGAGTCATCGGTGTCTGACCATCTTTACCAATGACCACATCCCCGTTTTCATCAACTGCCACAGCTTTGCCGTTTTCATCTAATGCAAACTTTGTCTGAGCTAAAAAGGCGATATCAGGGGTCGCTTCTGGCAGTGCTTCAAGTTCAATAGCAGCCTGAACAATTTGGCTTTGCACTACTGATTTCTTGAATTTCTCGGCATAAGCTTCAGCTTTATCTGCCCGTTCTTTCTCTGCCTTAAGAACCTTGTCATGCTCTTCACGCATCTTCTCAGTGCGTTTCTGAATAACTTCTTCAATCTTGCCTTCTGCAATAAGTTTGGATTCTTCATCCTGATTTGATTTATCAAGCAGGACCTTGATTGCATCCAGATCCAACCCATCAACCTTTGATTTCAATGAACCTAGTTCATCTTTCAACTCTTTTTTATCTTTGATAAGTTCTGCATTCTTATCTTTAAGACCTTTAACAGCTTCATCAACGGCGGCTTGAATAGCTGCTTTAATTTCAGGATTTTCCAAATCAACTTTGATTTCGTCTGACATTTAAAAATCTCCTAGAGATACCGCTTAGCGGGTTTAATTGTTGAACCTTCTGCTTAGCTTCAGGCAATAAAAAATCGCCCCTAAGGACGCTAAATTTCGATTGAAAACTTAGATATTTGTTGCAAATAAACGGTAGCCTTCTAGCTCCCAAAGTTTATTTTCGGCTGACTTTTCTGCATTTCCACGAGCCATACACTCACCAATTTCAGCATCAAAGTTTTCAGCATTCACACATGCACTAAAACCCGTTGCTAGGAAAAACTTTCCATCTAAAAATGCATGGACAAAAGTAGATGTCGTGCCACCGGGGCGTTGCTCAACCGTATATGTAACACGCTCCATCAATGAATCAATTTGCGCTTTAGTTACTCGGGGCGCCACAGACTTTTCAGCTAACTCTTGCTCTGTTACTTCTTTGATCATTTTCTTCTCACAAAAAAAGCACCCGAAGGCGCTAAGGTTAAAAATTAAGTTCTAATTGATGAGTGCAATTGCTTTTAATCTTTCAAAAGTAAAACCATAAATTGCCATGGCTCTTGAAATCTTAATTTGAAGAAATGGCACCAGAATTAATTTTGTGCTCAGAATATATTGAGCATCTGACATAGTGAATTGCTTTTCAGACATTTGTAATACCTTTCGCTACATTTCCTTTGTTTGATTTGGCCTTGGTGCATCACTCACTAAGCGAACACCATGAGCACCATATGCTTCAAAAGTTACAGTAATTGTTGCGGGTCCATTTAAGGCATCAGAATTCATCTGTACTGCTCTTTGTCCAGCTAGAGGTTGTCCAGTTTCTTCATCACAAATAACCAGATAACCTTTCAAAGTAGGGTGACGCTTTAGCACTAAATGTCTTGACTCACTCATAAGCCCAACTCCTTAAAGGTTTGCTCATCCAACTTTCGAAGTTGGTCCAATGTGTATAATCGCCCCTCTGGATCGAAGAACTTATCAAAATCAAATTTCCCTTTCTTATAGAGCTTGTAACGCTTCGGTCCTAACCATTCTCTTTGAAAGAAATCATCAGTCTTTTTGAAGAACTCTTTAAATGTGGTATTAGCATCTAGCTGCCCTATTAATTGGCTTCGCTCTTCTTTTGGGATGTCCTTCACTCGACGTTCGTCCATTACAAATGGACGTTCACCGACAAGTTGACCGTCTTTCTCGACTGGCACCAAAATGCTTCGGCAATTAGGGTGTAACGGCGGTACCCGCTTTGCCGGATCGTTTATTTCCCAAACTGAACCATCCAAAGATGCACAAAGTTTTGATGTCCTTCCGTCCAGCGTTGCAACCAATCGAACATATTCAAAGCCAATCTGATTGAAACTATTTAGATATGCTTGATTGGCCACATGGCTGCGAACCGTTCTCACAGTACGGTCAATATCAGACTTTGAGCTACTTAAAAGCCCATCCTCATAATTAAGCCGTTTGGTACCACGGATGCGCTGAACTATTTCCTGATTTGTTTTACCTGAGTTGATACCATCCCGAATTGCATACTCAACCTTTTGACGGGCATTTTCAGCAATTCTGGATAGCAGATCATCAACAAGAGCCCCACCTACCAATGGTATTTTTTTAGCTGCGGCATATAGCTTTTCACCATTTGGTTTTTTGATCTTGCCGCCATATAGCTTCGCCATGTAATTGGCTTCATAAACAGCCAAGGCAGTAGCAGAAACAGCGAAAGCTTCAGGTAATGCAGTGTTTATTGCAGTAAACCACTGAGCAATCAGATCACGAACTTCCTTCAGATTTGACGTTGTGTACTGTCCACTTGCTAGAGCCATCTTTTCAGAATCATTTAATTCATCAAGCAAATCCCGAAGCTTTGCCAACATTAATATTGACTCATCATTAAAGATTTTTAGTAGCTCATTAACAGATTGAGAAGATACCCGATATAAGTACGCCTGATGTTGGGTAAGTACTTCAATCAATGATTTATCTTCTTTTGAAGCCATACATCACCTCTACAAAGGAGTGTTATCTCGCTCTATTTCTACCCGCTTCACTTCTTCCTGATAGTCGTGAGCTGGTAATTTACCTGTCATCAGGTATTCCCAATATGTGCGGAAAGAGTTTTTCCCTGAAATAGCACCCTCATAAAGCTGTTTTGCAAGATTAATATCCGTGACCTGCACAATAAACTCAGGTTCAACCGTAAATGAATATTTTGTCGAATCCAGCTTTAACCACTGTGCTGCATACTTAATGGCTTGTTCAATTGCTGCAGCTGCACACATCACGATACTGTGAAGACTTGCTTGCTGATCGTCTTGCCGTGCACGGCGCGCTTCACCTGATTCCTGTGTATTGGTATCAACTACTTTAGCCCCAGCTTCTAATGCTGAATTCTTTTGCGCATCCATTTCCTTTTTAGTGAGTTCAATGCCGCTACCTGAAATTTCCAAATAACCACATTGTGAATTTGGAGGAAGACTCCAGACAGCCATCACACCAGTAACGCTAATATCTTCATCACCCTCAAGTCCATTAATCCAAGGCTGCGGATGAGCTGTATGGTGAAGTGACTGGTAATAATCTGCACTTAGCTGGTAATACTTGAGTGCTGCCTTAGCCATGGTAAGCAATGGTACCGTTCCAACTTGTGGAGAATTATCGGTCGTGCCACAGAAAACAAACGGCGTGAAAGATAGCTGATTACCGCCGAGATCTGGCGTTTTATCTTCTTCAACAGAGCCATCAAATAACCGTACAGTTAGCGCACCATCAACCATAGATAAAACACGGTGAACCGTCTTTGTATCATGCCCAAACTCATCTTCACTATTTTCGAATTGTTCCTCGAGCACTAACAGCTTTAGATCCTTACGGCCACCAATGCTGTTTTCCTTCCAGTTAATGATTGATAGCGCATCATATAGAGCGAAATATGGCACACCAGCCCCATCAACATCGACAAGCAAACCACAGCGACCATATTCAAGTAATTCTAGGCAAATACGGATAAAGAGTTGTTTAAGCCCAAAACCATCATTGGTTGCATTCTCTATCAAACCCTTTAACAGAGAACTTTCAATTACGATATTAGGTTCCAGCTTTGAAACTAAACCAATCATCGTACGTAATGAATCCTGAACCCATAATGGATACTGAGCTCGACTTAGATAGGCTTTATAAATCTCTCCAGTCGTATCACCTTGCTTTTCAGCCTCAATCATTCCGGCCGATTTAGCTAGGTACTTTGTTTGTGCCTGTTTGATCTGCTCTTCACCAGCAACGGCGTCCCGCATAATCTCCCAGCTTTTTTGTGCAGCAATATACTGCGGATGTTTATCAATAACTGCCATAAAAACACCAATAAAAAAGCACCTGAGAAGGTGCATTGATTAACGAGAAAAACCAGCGATTGCGCGCCGTTTAAATATTTTCTGAATGATGACTGGGAATCTCTTAGCTATTGGATATCCACCAGCGTCCCCAACGTGGTCCAAACCAGCGCTTTTATCTGGCATTCCAAAATCATCATAGACTTGCTGTTCTAAAGTAGCCGTAAAGTTAGGACACTTGTTTGTGTTCACTTTTAAGTGTCGTTCACCCTCAGCATTCAGAATTTGTGCATTAACTGCAGTGATACGATCTTTAATACCGGGATTCACACCATTAACTTCAACTTTGAATCCATTTTTCTTTAAGATTGCATGATCAGATTCACTGAAGTTCTTTGATGATGTTGCCTGACCTGAAGCATCTGGAATCACAGTAATATCGTGATCTGGAAAGCGCTCATTAATCAGTTGACACATCGTCGGTGTATCTCTCACGCCAACCAGTTCATCTAAAGCTCTTGGCTTCCCTTCTCTAATGACATAAACCACAGCAGCCATTTTAAGCACGTTAAAATCCATACCAATGAGTAAAGGCTCACCTTTCTTAATTTCTTCATCCGTGTGGTTTAGAACTCGATCAAAGTCGGGGTAAACAGCACCACTGGTTAAATTGACAAACTGCCCTCTTAAATAAGCTGAAATTAATTGCGGCGGATAAGACTCATAAAGTGATGATATGTAGTCATCTGGAAGATTAGCTTCATTGTCATAAGTTGAAGCTTGAATCATTCCATATAGCTTACGCTTAGCCTCTGATTTATTTGCCTCTTTAACAAATTGCTCGTATGTAAACTTAAAACCTTCAGGTGTAGTGGCCACATCAATACCGTTGAGCAAACCAGCTTGCTTATAACGCATACGTGCGATGATCTTACGCCAAGCCTGTTGAGCTTTGACCTTGGCCATAACATCAAGTTCATCAATCAAGGCGTGGCCAATTTTAAAACCTACAATTGTTGCTGGTTTCTCCATAGACCGGCAAATGATTGTCGTTCGATATTGCCGACCATAATAGATATCCACCTCTTTATTGGTTTCATAAACCTTAGTTTTAAGCCCCCAATCGAAAGCAACCTCTTCAATAGTTGGAAAGAAAATGTCGCGAATCTGCGGGTAAGTTGGAGCAAAATAACCCAAAGGTACTTTAGGGAATTCCCAAGCTTTGTTGCATAAACTGGAGCATCCAACCCAAGTCTTTCCCGATCCAAAGCCAGCGACAAATGCGCGGAACTTCTTTTCCATCTGCAAAAAATTAGCCTGAGGTACATTCAGTGTCGGATTGATGTTCGGCATCTTTTTTACTCGCATCCACAACTTGAATAGTTACCTTGACTGGTGTTGGATCTTCATCACCTTCACCCTCTCTTAACTTTTCAATCTCAAGCTGCTTTAACTCAAGATTTAATAACATCAGGTCATAACCCTGCATTTCTTCCCGAACCTGTTTAATAACCCCTTGCTTCATAAGCCTGTTGTTCTTCCAGTCTTCATAAATCTTCTGAAGCTCTTTAAGCCGGTAGGCTTTATTAGCTAGCGGGATGTCATAAACATTCTTTTTAAAGTCCTCTCGGGTTTTATGAAAAAGGTCTTTATATTTCTTACTTAAATTCTTTCCTGCCGCTTTTGTCGGGTCATAAAGTTGTACCTGTTTTCGATCAATCTCAATGTTAAATTCTTGCTTGACAGCATTAGCTACCTGTTGAGGGGTATCCATGCAGGCAAGCGCTTGAACAATAAATATTTTTACCTGTTCTTTAAGTGCAGCCATACCCCCACCTTTGTCTAGCTACGTCTAGCAAAGAAGGCAAAAAAAAGAGCCATTCGGCTCAGTTGATTACGCAGTTTCCGCAGCATTTTGAAATATCAAGTTTCGAAACAAACGGCGGATTCTTTGCAGCTTCAACGATACGTTTAACGCTTTGACTCGCCCCCCACCGTTTGGTTACACCAACAAACTCTTCGACATCGTGACCAGCTAAATAATGTTTAGGTAAACCTGTTGAGCTACTAAAGATCATTTCACCGTCTTCATCACGTTCTACGCCTATATGGTAGAGTTCATGCTCAAGCAAAGCACAAAACTCACGATCATTTGCTTTGTCGCAAAATGTAGCATCAATGGTGATCAAGTATGTTGGCACAAAGCCGAACCAGTCTCGCATCTGTTGCTCTTGTCTAGCTTTACGCCAGCCACCAACATTGAACATGACTTTTTCGCACTGGCCTAACACCATAGCTTGCTTGCTTTTATATGCAGAAGAGGCCCAAGCAAATGCTAAAAATTCTTCATTATCATGAAGCAGCTCAGCAATATGATCATGATCTGGATTATAAATAGGACCCCCAATAGTTAAGTAATTAGCCACAACCCATTTTTTTAAGTCCGGTGCTGGTGTTAGTCTAATTGCTTCCTCTTCTTCAGCTTGATCAATAAAATCAGTCGGTGGAAATGGTCTGATCTGCTCCATCTTCAATTCTCGCTAATTCACTTTTTATCCAGTTGATGACATATCCCGACAAAATAGAATCTGGATGAAAGCGCTCTATTTTGTAACCCATCTCTTCAGCATGATCATATCGATTAAGACTCCATGCTTTATTTGACAGCTTTCCACCACGCCCACCAGACCAGGGACCACCCTCAATTTCAATGAGCAAACGCAATTTCACTATATGAAAATCAAAGCGCCAGTGTTTGGTATGGATCGGCTGAAACTTACTTTCAAATCCAATCGCCAAATCCTCAAGCTCTTCCTTAAGTGTTGCCTCAGCCTCGAGATATTTTTGCTTCGCCTTAGGCAATGGCCGGCTTTTAGGTTTAGTTTTAGGTTCTTTTTTCCGAGTAAGCCAAAAGTATTCTGTAGAATCCATTATTCTTACCCATAAAAAA